AGTGGATCAAGGATTTCTGGCCCGCCGTGCAAGAAGCATATAGCGACGAGGGGCTGGTGGGCGTCGCGAAACTGATTGCCACGGAAATACGAGAGGCCCTCGCCGCTCGTCTGGGTATGGGCGATGAGGCCGGTTGGAGCGACATAGGGCGACAGATTCTACAGCGAATCGCAGATTCTCTGGTAATAGCGATGGGGCTAGAGGGCGGTGCAGGCAACGTCTGGATGGTCATAGGGCGACACGTTCTAACCCAAATCGGCCAGGGGATTCTCGGCGCGAGCGCGAAATTGGTCGACGTATCGGCAGTGTTCGCAGATTGGGCGGCGAGTAAAAACACACAGATTTGGCTGCGAGACACAGGCGCCATAATTGTCAGTACACTCGTCGATGAGATTCGGGCGTTTCTTGGCGACTCCTCGGTTGGCGATAGCATTATTTTAACACTTGCCGACAACCTGGCGCAGGCCGCGATTAATTTCCGACATGGTTTCGCCGCAATTGGCGTCGCCATGGGCTCTGCGATTTGGGAGGGGCTCACAGGAGAGGAGGTGTCTACGGAGCAAATGACCGAAATGACAGATATGATAAACCGCGCCTTGGATGCCGCTAATAGAGCGCGCTATGGCATGTTTGGCGGTTGGACACCAGGACCAACGGCCGAATTCCCCATCACGCCGGGTGGTTTAGCGGGGCTAGAGCAGAATATGACAGCAAACTACAACAATGAGATTACCGTCGGTCCCATCTATGCCCCAGGCGGTGACACGGCGGCGGTAGAGACGGCTGCGCGCGAGGGTGCGATGACGGCATTGCAAGCCGCGCGTGCACAGGGGTGGCAGTAGCATGGCGCGATATACGTACACGGCGTTCGATGGCCTCACGTTGCCCACCGATAACCCACAACACGACATCGGCACAGATGAGAGCGTAACGCCCGAGCTGGTGATGCTGCCAGGCGGGGGCACGTTCGACCCGCTCGGGTCCGCGCGTGCACGAGGGCGACCGCGCATCATCATCGTGAAATTCGATATTCGCGAATCCTCATACAGCGCTGTGGGCACTACGTTCGCCACCTGGCGCGCCAAACGTGGTGTACGTGGCACGCTCACGCGCACCCTGCCCGACGGGTCCACACAGACGCGTACGGCGCGTTGCATTCGCGTTGATGCACAGGGAGTCGGGGGGCAGGCGCTCACATTGCCGGTGAGTGTATTCTTTCAGGCGCTCGGCGATTCCTGGCATGGCGCATCCAACAGCGACACAATCACGCTAGACGCTACACCCAAATCCGCCGAAATCAACAATGCTGGCAACGAGATTTGCCGCGACATCACCATCACCGTGACGGCTAAGGGGAGCGATATCACACAATTAGATATTGAGAATGAGGAGACTGGGCATATATCGAAAATCCGTTATTCTGACACAATCGCTACCGACAAGAGTCTCGTACTTACCTGTGGCGATATGACCTGCGAGAACGACGGTGTAGACGATAGCGACAACATATCATTTCTGAGCGGGCACACGATCCCCGGCTGGCTGCGGTTGAAACCAGGGGATAACACGATCAAAATCACCCGTACCGGCGGGGATAATACCAGTACGGCTGTATTCGCATTCTACGATGAGTACGCATAAGGAGAAATGATAGATGGATTTCGTACCTGACGGACATTGCTTGTGGAAGTGCGGCGCGATACCGACGCGGGCGGGGATAATCAGTATTGGAGGGTCTGGTGGCGGTAGCGCTACTGTTAGTGACGAAGTAGCGCATAGCGGGGCATATGCTCTGCATTTACAGTCATACTATTATCGACGCTCGTTACCTACTCCCCGTGCAGGTATCTATTCGGCGCAGTGGCTCTACCCATATGAAACCGAGTGGGGTATCGATAATGTTCGCGTCGAGTTTCGTGCCAACGACAGTACCCTAATTGATATCAGATATGACGGTGTTTACTGGGATGCATATATCAATGACATCAAAGTGGCTGATGGGAACGTCGCAACTTCACCCGCGACATGGCAGCAATTAGCATGTTATATTGTGATAGGCGATGCCGGGAGTATTACAACATATGTGGACGGCATACTAGATATATCCTATGCAGGGGATACCAAACCAGGCGCTGAAAGTGCTATTGACCAGCTTGGATTTCAGGCGCCCTGGTTGCGCTCATTTCGAGTCGATGATTGGGTTTTCGGGACTGGTGGTTGGCCCGGCGATTATGGCGTGGAATTCATCCCCGTTATCAGCGATGTATCCGCCTCGTGGATACCCAGCGCAGGCAGCGACAATTATGCGCTCGTGGACGAGCGCCCGCCGAGCGACGACGACTATGTGAGCACCACGGCAGACGCGACCGACATCTATGGTATGGCGGACTGGGATAATGACCTGGGTGCGAAAGCACCCCTCATGGTAACCGGTATCGTGCGCGTGAAAAAATCTGATCCGGGTAGCGATGACAAAATCACGCTCGGCTTCGGTGACGGTGTAAATACGGCGGACGGCAGCGCTGTCAGCGTGCTAACGTCCTACGAATATCGCTGGCACAGTACCAATACCGCACCGGATGGGGGCGCATGGACTGACGATGACGTGGACAATCTGCAATTGCGTGTGATTGGAGATATCGTCTAGTGGGCACGCTCACAGCATCACAGGCGGGCGCGTCTGTATCATACGAGCGCACCGCGGATCAGGTACTGACCGTACCGTTCGTGGGCGCATTCGTGGTGTGGGGACGACCTGACCGTGGGCCAGGCGGCGAGCCATACGCGTATACTGGCACCAGCAGCCCCGCGCGTCCCGCGAGCGAACGACCGGCTAGAGCGGTAGCGGCGGCAGCTAAACCGACTGCGGCCCCACAACCGACGGCCGCGCGGGCGACCACGTTCGTCGATTACGAGGCCATGGCCGGGTCCATCTGGATTTATGTGACCGATAGCGCCGGTACGAAATATGGCCCGCCTATTCTCACGGCAACGGATTGGCAGAGCACGCGACGCCTCGATCGTGCAGGTTCGTTCGCATTCAATATGCCTGCTGGGGATTGGCGCGCACAGTATCTCGGCCTCAAACGAGAGGTACACGCCTACGCGATCGTTAACGACGCGGTTACAGAGATTGGCGCGGGCATTATCGATCGCATCGAGACAATTGCTGGCGATCCGCCCATGTTGCACATCTCGGGCGATGACCTGCTACGCGAGCTCACCTATCGCACTGTCGCCGACCTGGAATTGTACGGCCAGACCTGGACGACGGCGGACATGGTCGGTCACCTGTACGACTCCACCAGCAATGACATGGAAGAGGCGCACGACGGCGATACGGGCACGGCGTATACGCTGAGCACAGGATTGCACACCGACCAATATCTCTACGTGGGCAATGCGTGCAAATTCGCGGGTGTCCGGTTCAATTTCGACTCATTCAACAGCACGGCTAGCGTCCTCAGCTGTAAATACTACAGCGCGACTGACGGCTGGACGGATCTCAGCATCACCGACGGCACTGACGTGGGCGGTGCGACGTGGGGACAGGACGGCGATGTAACCTGGACGCGCGGCGATGTGGACGATTGGCAGGCCACGCCCCATACCGTGAATGCGGGCGGTACGGATACGACGTATAACTACTATTGGGTGCGATTCACGGTCAGTGCGCAAACCGACCAACAGGATTTCGCAGAGGTCGATGTTTACGAGGACGGCCCTACGGCCACGGGCCTCGCGAGCATTATGGCTCTAGCACCCGCCGGATGGACGGTGGACGATAGCGGCGATGGGTATGCCACAACACAAAATACGGCCTATCTCGGATTCAATGGCGAGAGCGTACTAGAGGCACTGACTATTCTCGCTGAGGCCACCGGCGAGCATTTTAGATTGGGTGCCACGGGCAAAAAACTCGAATGGTTGCAGGACGATCCGGATATGTCCGGCTCGCCGACTGACAGTGGCATTCGCGCCATTGTGCCCCCGGTCGGGTCCGCAGCAGAGGACGACGCGACGATCTGCCTCCTTCTCGACCTGCGGAAAACAGAGGACGGGTACGAGCAGATATCGCGCATTTATCCCTATGGCGCGGGGATCGCATCTCGGCGGGTTACCCTCGCCAAGACGAACAAATCAGCGGCGGCCGGATATACGCTCGATAAGGCAGGCAATTATCTCGAATATGACGCAGGTGATCCACGTATCGATCGTGTGATGACCTGGTCCGAGATTGGCGCGGTAGATGACAACGCCACACATGACGGCCTCGCAGCGGATCAGTTGTATGACGTGGCCTACGATTATCTGCGTCGGCGCGTAAGTGCGCAGAACGCCTATAGTCTGCGCGTGGCCAATCTGAATACGACGCTCGAAGTCGGCGAGACCATCCACGTCAGTTATCACGAGTACACCGACACATATCACGCGGTGGATATCGACACCGACCTGCTGATTCTAGAGGTGACCAGCCGCGTTGACGGCGATGGATTGCATACGAGCAATCTCACCGTGTCCAGTATCGACGCCTGGCCGACATCCGAGGCCGAATGGATGGTTGGCGAACTGGCCAACGCGCGCCGTACGACGGGGAGTGGATCGAGCAACGCGGTAGTCTCCTCCGGCACAGCCTCCGGTGGCAGCGCAACGGCGGCGAGTTATATCACGGTCGAGAACGAGACTGTGCTGACCGGCGAGCGCGCTCTGACTGCTGGCAATAACGTCACGCTCACCGACGACGGTCCGGGCAGCATTGTGACTGTAGATGTCGATACGGTGCCCAACCACGACCATACCGGCGACACTGGAGATGGCGGTACAGTACCTAGTATTGCTGTCGATATGCCACAGGTTGGATCACCAACCTATGAGGACCTACACGATTGGGTAAACACCACGCAATCTGCTGGTCTCATCTCAGGCGGGGCGATCACTGCGACGGCGTATGCGATTAAAGAGGCCGACGACGTTGCGGACACGTTCACGATTGCTGGCGACGTTAGCGCCTATTTCACAGATGGCACAGAATTCGCGGTGTACGGCAGCACGGGTAATGATGGTGATTATACCGTCGTTGGCGACGCGACATATAGCGGTGGCAACGACGAAACCACGATCACCGTGGCCGACGTGCCCGACGGTACCAACGACGGCAATATCAGGGACGGCAGAATAGACGTCGCCGCTGTGACCGGTATGATCAAAACTACGGACGACAGCATCGACGGGGTGACCGCGTTCGTGGACATACCGGCAAAAACGCACATCGCCCTCACGGACGCTACGACGAATTGGGTATATGCGTCCTACGGTGGCGGTACGCCCGTGATTGAGACGACTGATACGTTCTCAGACATAGATTTCAATACCGAGGTCATGGTCGGACGCGTGTTCCGCGAGGGGACCGAAACGCACATCCTAGAGGCCAGCACACGCATCTCGAATGCATTTCGTCGGATATACCAGCGGATATTCGAACTCAGAGCGGTCGAGCGCGCGTCAGGTGCGATAGTCACCGACGAGGGCACGCGGCATTTCTCTGTAACTGCAGGCGTGCTCTACTCTGGCGTCGACCGATTCGAGACGGACGCATTCGATTCATCGGGGGCCGATCGGTTCCGGTACTGGTATCACGACGGAGGCGGCAACTGGGTATCGACCGACCGCGATCAGGCGCAGATCGACAATGCGCAATACGACACGGGCACGGGTCTGGCCGCGGTGGCCAACAACCGTTACGGCGTCCACTGGATTTTTCTGCACAACGATAGCCACATTGATGTAGTGTATGGACGTGGGAGTTACAAACTGGCCGAGGCCGAGGCCACGCTCGTGCCGCCGGTGCCCGATATCTGCAATAATTTCGCCACGCTGGTCGCGCGCGCGATCGTGCTCAAAAATGCGACTGAGTTGACGACCATCGAAACTGCGTTCGCCGAGCCATTTTTGCCCTCCGTGGCACCGAATCACGACGATCTGTCTGGAGTGACGGCGGATCAGCACCACAATAGTTACGAGATCGTCAATTCGTCTGATGAGGGCGTCTCCGTCGACGCCGATGGCACCATCTCGGCGAAATTGGGCGATGCCGCTGGCACGCAGAAACTGAGCGTCACGGATAGCGGCGACGCTGAGGTGGCGAGCGTTGATAGCAATGGCGATGCGGCATTTCATTCTCTGACATTGACGGAGCCGACATTAGCGACAATTCTGACTCTGATGAGGTGGTGATATGTCGATTTCTGGCAAGCAACTCGCAGACGGCCAATTAGCGGCTTCCGAAGCCGATATGTACACAGTCCCAGCCAGTACGCGCACATTTCTAAGTAGCATTGTCTGCAACAACACTGGCGCGGGGGATAATACGGTGGTGTTCTATCTGACTCCATCTGGGGGTACATCGCGCTGCATCGCGTACATGAACCTGGGTACACATCAGACGATGTATTTTGACGAGCGGTTGATTCTGGACGCAGCCGATAAAATCAGAGGATATGCCACTAATGCGGCTCAGGTTGATTATGTTATCTGTGGCGCAGAGGAGACGACATAATGACACAGAAACTTGGTGCCAGCGGCGGGCTCATCGTGCGGGGCGAGGACCAACTCTACTCGTACAAGGGCCCGCTACACTATTACGTTACTCAGACCATCTCGGGTGCTGATGGGTATATCCAAAGCGCCACACCACCTGCCAACGAAGTTTGGCACGTTACCAATATCGGCTCTGTTGACGTTACGTCGCCTACCACGCGGCATTTCTACATATGCAGTTATTCCGGAACATTAAATCAGCTTGGGAAGGTCGAGGGCGATATCCCCGCAGACTCAACAGAGTTCTGGCACGGGCACTATTGGCTCGAAAACGGCGATGTAATCCGCGTCTACTTCAGGGGAGGCCTGGTTGGTGACAGAGTGGACCTTCACATGTCCGGCACGATCATGACCAAGGAGACGTGAGATAGAACGATGCCACACGGACTTCCCGGTTGGGAACTAAGAACGTGATTGTTCAACTTCGCCCGCCCATCTGTGGTGCGCGCATCTCGCAGCGTTTTGGCGAGCATCCCGAGTGGTATCCGGGCTATGACGGTCATATGGGCGTTGACTATGCCGCGCCAGAGGGCACCTGCGTCTACGCTGCACACGCGGGCGAGTGCGTCACGGGCTACGACAGCGACGGTTTCGGCTGGTACGTGATGGTGCGAGCGGCAGAATACGAGACGCTATACGCACATCTACAGACACCGGACGTTGCGGCGGGCGAGCGAGTCGAGGCGGGAGCGCATATTGGCTACGTCGGCATGAGTGGGCGCACCACGGGCGCACATCTGCATTTTGGGCTGCGCCCGCTGCCCGCAGACCGTGAGAATGGCTATCGCGGATATGTTGATCCAGAGCCGTATCTAGTAGAGGAGGAATACGTGAGCAAACTCAGTTGGCACATCCAAGACCCATGCGTGTGGCGCTGGCCGTCGTGGCTGCAAGGGCATATCACAGAGAGTGGCACACAATGGGTGAAGATCATGGACCCAGACCAGACGGGCAGCTACCCATTCCCGGGCATACGTACCGTAGGTCGATTATATTTCCGCGAGGATAGTGACAAGCGGCTCATCCCCCAGGGCGCGGTTGGGGCGCGACAATATGTCGAGGCGTCTCTGCCACGAATTCGTGCCGCGCAATGGGTGCACGCCTGGGAGGGCCCTAACGAGCCGGATACGTCCACCCTCGCAGCCGTCGAGCAGTGGGCGGAATTCGAGCAGGCGCGCGTCCGCATCATGCATGACTATGGCTATCGCACCGTGTCGGGGCAGTTTGGCACCGGTAGACCAGAGGGCGACGCGGCTCAAGAGGAAACGGCCTGGCGTATCATCGGTCCTGCCCTCGCCGAGACGGACTACCTGGGCCTGCATGAATACGGGATGCACCGCATGGCTCCGCCCGACGGCTGGCATTTGCTACGATACCGACGCGCTATGGGCTTCCTGCGCAAATACGGCTATCGCGTGCCTCCTATCCTCATCACCGAGACGGGTATCGACTATGCCGGTGGCGCAGATACCGATGGCTGGCGTGTTGCGCTCAATGGCGACGCGGCAGAATACATGCGTCAATTGGCCTGGTATGACAGTGAGTTAGCGCGTGACAACGAGGTGCTGGCCGCAATGGTATTCACCGCTGCGCCACACGCGGGGCAATGGCGTTCGTTCGAGTTGACTGAGGACATTTCGGCCCTGCTGCGTGACCAGATTCGAGCACACGCACCCGTCGAGCAACCGCCACCCGAGTCACCGCCTATCACCCTGCTCTACGACGACGTGACCGACGCGCGCGAGGCGTTGGCCGATTATCCCGCTACCATGAAATATTGCAACGCGCACGGGTATACCTGGTGCAGCGAATGGCGTAGCAGCGACGGGGGCATATGCTGCCTCGCGTATAACGCGGGACGGTATATCGTGCTGAAACTAGATCCGCATACGTGGACGGTGGTGGGCGAGGGCGTGCTGTAGTGGCGGCACGACAACCATGGACGCCAGCGGAGGATGCGCTTCTCACGCTGCTAGTGACAGACCAGCATCTGGACAGCGCAGAGATAGCGGCACAATTTGCTGAGCGCAACATACACCGCACGCAGAAGGCGATACAACGCAGACGCGAGCGGTTGGGCCTACACGCGCAGATACAGCCGAGCGATACGCCGCGATGGAATAGGCCGTTGCATATCGAGGCTGACCGCGTGCTCATTATGGCCGATCCGCATGTCCCGTTTCACGACGCCGATTGGTGCAACCGCGTGATCGACGTTGCGCTGGCGGCGGGCTGTGACACTGTGGCGGTGCCCGGCGACTTGGTGGATTTCACCGCGTTTGCGAAATGGGGCCGTCAAGAGCGCGTCGAGGCTGAGGACGAGATTCGCGCGGCCCGCTCATTTCTACGAGCATTGGCACGGTCGTTCAGTCGCGTGGTGTACACGGGCGGGAACCATGAAATGCGGCTGCCGCGCATCACAGGCAATCTGCTCGAACTGCGCGACGTGATGGACATGTTCATTCGTGACGCCAATGTGCTCACCAGCGATTACCATTGGTTTGAGTTGACCAGCGGCGGCCAGAAATATCACGTGGAGCATCCGCGAAACGCGAGCGTGATCCCCGCGCGGATACCAACCCGGTTGGCGAGTAAATATTTATGCCACATCATCGGGGCGCATGGCCACCAGTGGGGCCAATGCCGCGACGTATCGGGTACGTTCTGGTGCATCGACTCGGGCGAATGTGCCGATCCCGCCAAACTCGCCTATATCAGCAAAGTGCATAGCACGCGACCACGAGTCTACCAGGGGGCGGTGCTGGTGCTCGATGGTGTGCCTATACTGCTCTCACCGGATAATATCGCAGTATATGAAACGAGGTTAGCCGCATGACGACAATCAACATCGGCAAGGTACAAATACAGTTGAGCGGTCCCCACTGGCGTGAGTGGCATTTCGGTGTCAGTTGGTACAGCGATCTAGAGTGCATCATTTTTTATGTTGGGCCATTCATGCTGGATATCGACTGGGCGACAATTACCTAACCTGCTCTGGCGGCCCTCCTCCCGCTGGGGCGGGTCCTCCTCTCACCCGGATTGGTCGGCGGCGTAAAACCCGCCGGCTGATTCGGGGATGGATATATTCTGTAAAATCCCTTGACAGCATGAAACATCTATGGTATACTGGCCATAAGGAGGTGAGATGGAACAGAAGCAGCACATCAAGTATGTGCGACTGACAGATCGACAGTTGCGAGCGCTGGAATTGTTGATGGAGCGGGAGGACCGTACGGTTTGCGATACGCTACGACAATGCGTCAAACGGGAAGCGCAACGACAAGGGCTATGGGAGGAGGCACTATGACAGACCGCGAGTTGACGCGGGAGCGGCTGCTACACGCATTGCAGCACGCGGCATTGCTCGCTGAGCGATTGATGCGAGACGACGATCTGCCGGAGCGCTCACGGCTTACGCTCGGCCACGTTCGACGCGAGAGCATTGCAATACGCGAAACGACACGCGCATTGGAGATGTGAGATGAGGATGAGGCCAAAAGGAAAACAGATCACAGACACGGTGTCCGTCCACATTGGCCCCACATGCAGTGGCAAGGCCTATCTAAATATCTACAACAGGCGTATATGTGACGCTGTGGTGGCCACACTAGATGCGTCCCAGTTGAGAGAGTTGGCGGCGTTTCTGCATGCTCAAGCCAAGGCCATGGAGGAGGACTGATATGTTCCTGCGACGCTGTGCCTGGTGTGGCCGATGGCTGGGCGTACGATTCTGCTGGCCCCCGCGCTGGGGCATAACGCACGGGATATGCCCGAAATGCGCTGAGGAGCAATGGCGACGATACTGGCAAGACATCTGCGAGGAGGCGGCGCGATGAGCGATCTACAGTATCTCTCGGACCACGAAATCAACGCAATGGCCAAATGGGACATCGTTGAGGAGCGCGAATATGGGCGGCAGAAGGAGGAGCGCCGCAAAACCAGAATGCAGCGGCAGATTGACCGCCTCATGGAGCGCAATGCAGAATTGTGCGTGCGAGTGCAGCGGCTAGAGGAGCGACTCGCCTGGTACGAGCGCGAGAGGAGCACAACGTGACGAACCTACCGGTAACGAGAGATGAAGCATTATTGCCCACAACATTCGAGGGCATGCTGGAACAGGCTGAGGTATTGGTCACATCGGGCCTATTGCCGCGCACGGTGAAAACACCCGCAGCAGCAGTGGCAATCATGCTCACCGGTCGCGAGCTGGGCATTCCGCCCATGCAGTCATTTCGGTCGATCTACGTGGTTGACGGCAGACCGACGATTAGCACCGAGCTAATGGCGGCGCTTCTGCTACAGGCGGGCGTGACCTATAATATCGACAAACTCACTGAGGCCGGCTGTCAGGTAACGTTTCAGCGGTCTAATGGGATGCGCTATACCAGCGTATTCACGGCAGAGGACGCTAAGCGTGCAGGACTCACGGCCAAAGACAATTGGCGGCAATATCCACGCGATATGCTATATAACCGAGCATTTGCGACAGGCGCGCGCAAAATCGCGCCCGACGTACTAGCCAAGATGTATACGCCAGACGAGGCGGGGGCGGTCGAGGTACTAGATGATAATGGACACCTAGTAACAGTCAAAACAATAGAGGATGGTGGACCGTTAGCACCCGCCAATAGCACAGCGCAAGCTTGGGTGCATGAGATCTCCACACCAGAGGTCAAGTCCGAATCGCCGCCCGCCAACGGCAAACAGCGATGGACAGAGGCCGACCGGCCATATCCGGCTAACGTCATTGCTAGGGCCCTACGGAAAGCGGCCGACCGCGACACGCGCCCCTCATCCGAAAAACAACAGCAGGCGGTTCGCATCGCACTGAACTCGCTGTTCGACGGCGATGACGAAACCACGGCGGACCAGAAGCGGCATAGCCTGACAAAGATGCTATGGGGCATCGAGAGCAGCAAGGAGCTGACCGCCGGCATGTGCAGCGCATTGCTGGATTGGTCGCGGTTGGCTGAGGACGGGCCCGATGGCCAGCGCTACTATACAGTGACGGAACATGCGCCCGCAGAGGCGGCGGCTATCGTGAGCGCCGCGCTAGAGCAGGCGGGGCAGCAGAAACTGGAGGGCGTGTGATGTGGAATGCAGAAGCGGCGCTGGAGAAAGAGCAATCGCGGCTAGAGGGCGCCGTGGTGGACGCAGCCTGTAAATATGCGGCCGAACACGCATGGTACATGGCATCGGACGGCTCAGCAGAGCCATATTGCCGAATGCTCTCGGCACAACACACATTGCTAGAGGCCGTTCATAATCTCCAGCAGCATATCGGAGGCGAATGATGTGCGAACTCTGTAACGACACCGGCTGGCGGCAGGTGCTGGTACGGGACCCTGTGACCGACACAGGCGAGGGGCCAGAGTATTGGTGCGAACTGCCCTGCCCATGCCAGCAGGAACCGGAGACGCCTGAGATTGACGCGAACGAGAAGCCACCTGGATGGTTGCTACATTCGCAGGAGGACTGACATGGACGAGCAAACCCTGCGCGAGGCCTGCGAGGCAGCGCTCGACTATATCGGCAGACGAACACGCACGGCAAACGTGAACAACGCGACGCTACGGCGAATGTGCCGCGACATTCCAAACATGGAGCAGTGGCAGATAGTACTGCAATTGCGGGAGGTGTTAGGTATAGAACAATAACTATCGGGTGATTAATGTACGACGGAAACCGAGAGGAGAAGCAAAGTGGTTGCTTACATGATGAGCGCGGAAGAAACTGTTATCCGACAGGCGCGCGCCGCTGCTAATGTCGTAGAGACGGCGATGGAATTCGTGAGCGCGGTGGAGGCTGAGCAGACGCATTGCAGTGAAGAGGAATACGATGAACTCTCCAAGTCGGTTCGGCAATTACTCGACGAGATCCGTCTAGCGCGCGAGCTAGCGTAACGCCGGACTAGGGACTCCGGATTGCCCGTGCAGAGGATGGACAATGCGGCTCGCTACCGCCACGGGCAAATGTGCGGCGAACTAAAGCAGAGGAGGAATCATGGATGTACGCATAGTACAGTCGATGCTAGCCGACGCGCTGGCCACGGTGCGACCTGCCAGCCGCTGGCACGCAATTATGCCCGCATTGAACAGCGTGCTGCTATCGGCTACGGATGATCGCCTAACCGTGAGCGCGACGAATCTGGAGGTGTACATTCAGCGCACTTTGCTGATGGCCGACGTGACGCAGCCAGGTGCTATCAGCGTGCCGCTGCGGCTGCTCGGTGAATTCGTGCGCGGGTTGCCAGATGAGATGGTGCGACTCACCACGAACGAAAACACGATGACATTGCATATCGAGTGCAGCGCATTCGAGGCGAACATCAAGGGGCTTGCCGCAGAGGAATTCCCGCTCATTCCAGAACCAGCGGGCCTGGACTATATCACACTCGACGCCGATACGTTCAGTGCCATGGTAGACAGCGTGGCGCCCGCGGCGGCGCGGGATCAGACGAGGCCGGTGCTCGCGAGTGTCTTAGTGACCATCGGCGAGGACGCGATACGCATGGACGCCGCCGATGGCTATCGGTTGCATCATCGGGTAGAGCCAAGCCATTCGGATCTGCGTCCTCTGAGTGCCATCATGCCGACCGACGCTCTCCGCCAGGTTGCCAAGAATGGCAATGAATCTGTGGACTTGACGCTAGACGGCTCGCGATTGTTCGCGCGCACTGACGACACGCGCATCATGGTGCAATTGATCGAGGGTGAATATCCCGATATGAGCACGATCATTCCCGCGCAGCAGAACACCAGTGTTATCATAGCGAGGGACGAATTCGCGCAGGCCACACGGATGGCGCACGTATTCGCCCGCGATGCAACAGGTGCGATGCGAGTCGGCGTGGTGCCACCAGATGCGGTTATCATCACGGCCCAGAGCGTTGAACATGGCGATAACGTGAGCGAGTTGAGCGGCAACGTGGACGGTCCAGCGGTCGAGTTTCGGGCGAACACGGGTTATCTTCTCGACGCATTGAAAGCTATGGATACCGTGAGTGTGCGGCTCGGCGTGAATGACAGCAGGACGCCTATCACGTTGCGGCCAGAATATGGGCGCGATACCGGCGCGCGCGAGATGGTGACCGTCATAATGCCGATGTACGAGGGGTGATAGGGGATGCAATGAGCATAGAGCGAGCGCGTCTGCTGCTGGACGGGTTTCGCGCATTAGCGCAACGTCCTGAGGGGCGGCGGATCTGGATATCTAGACAGGAACTGCGAGATGTGTTAGAATATATCGAGCAGTTGGAGCGGGGCCAAAAGGAGATGCGACGAGATGATTGAGCGCATTATCGAGGCACTACGGCTGCTGGTCGATCGACCTGATGCGGGGCGCATTAGCATGGCCCCAGAACATTGGCGTGAACTGCTGGCATATATTGGGCGGTTGGAGGAGGAGCAATGCCAAAAACAGGTCTGCGAATGATGTGCGGGCATACTGACCCGTATATCTGGTATGACAAGCAGGGTCGGCCGTATTGCGTACTCTGCCATAATATGCCTCGCACACATGACGCGAGTATGACGGTGGACGAGCGGCTGCCATTCGACGAGCCGCCAGACGCGGAGGCAGCGGAGGCGCAGATGAGGGAATTGTATGGAGATGATGATACAAATACGTGACCTGAGAACAGAGAAGCGATTTTTCGTCGACAACGCGATTATAGCGGACTATGGCGCAGAGCTGAAACCTATCGGTATCGCCGTCTATTGCGCGCTATGTCTCCACGCACGCCTAGCAACGCAGCAATGTTACCCCAGCCAGCAGACTCTGGCTGAGGAACTGGGCACCAGCCTCGCCAGCGTGAAGCGCGGACTTGCCAAGCTGACCGAACTTCAGTTGATCGCCGTCGAGCATCGATACAATGAGAACGGCGGCAAGACATCCAATCTCTACACGCTAGTTAATCCGCCGATAGCTCAGACAGAGCTATCCCATAGCTCAGACAGAGCTATACCCATAGCTCACAGAGAGCTATCCCATAGCTCACAGAGAGCTATAAACAATCCGAAATCTAACAATCCGAATCTTGAACAATCCGAAGAGAACGGACGTGAATCTGGCGGACCAGATTCACAGCGCAAGCGCCGCGTCTCTCCTGAGCAGCGACAACGGCGTGCTATTCAGACTGCGGCCCGCGAGCATTTTGAGCGCGTTACAGGGATCCGTATCCCCGAGAAGGGTAGGTCTTCCGCGCTCGGTCGGCTGTGGTGGAATCCGATACGCGAGATATGCGGCCTAGCCGATTACGATATGGAGCAGGTGAACAAACTCATCAGTGAGAGCGTGACGCGGTTACAGGGGTTGACGGTGAGCGATCCGAACAGCATACTGAAAACCGCGCGCGCTATTGCAGGCGAATGGAAACGAGGTATCTCACGCTCACCACGCGGACGTGACGCAATCGCGGCATGGTTAGCACAGACGCAGGAGATCTGATGGCGAGTGAAGAGACGATCGCGCGGATGTTCGATGGGTTTGTCCAGGTGTGGCCGCGTGATGGCGATCGCGTATCACCCGAGACGATCCAGATATACCATCGTTGTCTCGCCGACATACCTGACGATCTATTGCAAGCGGCGGTAGTGAAAGTGGTGAGCGAGGCGACGTTCTGGCCGAAGCCTGCCGAGATACGTGCGGCGGCGCTCGCCCTCGTGGAGCCGGAGGATCTATCGGCCGGCGAGGCCTGGGCGATGGTGCAGCGATATATCCGTCATTGTCCACCTGGACGATGGTGGGTGGCGGGTAAATCATATCACGCCAAACCGTTGCCCGAGCGCGTGCAGAAATGCGTCGACGCAGTCGGCGGCATGGCGTATCTGCGACTGTCCGAGAATACCATGAGCGACAGAGCGCGGTTCGCTACCGCATACGATGCGATAACGCGCCGCGAGCGAGAGCGAGCTCGAATGCTACCAGAGGTGCGGGCGGTTGTAGAGCGACTGGCAGAGCAGCGCGTGGGGCAATTGGAGACGGGAACATGAATGGTTATGATTTGCATTTGGTATATCCGCAGATTGTGCCAATCCGGGGTCTGATTTGGCTAGCCAGGGCGGGTGTATACGATACAGCACAGGTCCACGAGCATATTCGGAACGGCAGACTAGAGACGTTGCCTGGTATAGGGCCCAAACGTGCCCGCAGAATCATGCTCTGGTATACGGATGGGCCTGATTGGGACAGAGCAGAGGCGGGCTCATGATCGACGCTTTGCGTATTATGCTGGCCATCATCTGTGTCGGCACTGGCGTTTCGCCCGCATACGCTGCCTGCATTATCGAGCATGAGAGTGACTGGCAGCCTGATGCCGTAGGCGCGGCGGGCGAAATTGGGCTAACGCAAATTCTGCCCGACACCGGCGAATGGCTGGCCGGGCTGGCGGCTATACCGTGGGATGAGCAGCGGCTGTATGAACCAGTGTATTCGATGAGGTTGCTGGTGACGGGGCTGGAGCGTGACCTGGATTGGCTCTGGCATACCGAACATTTGTGTCGCGAGTGCGAGTGAGGAGGGTGAGATGATACTAGGCGGATATGTTCTGCACGCGCCGACTGGCCGTTGGTTTCGCGTCACGGGCTGGCTCACACAGGATGGCGCACCGTACATATGCGGTGTGACAGACGATGGTATGTGGGCGCGGTGGCCAGCGGAGGAATGCGCGGGGGTGGCATGAGCGACTGCATCAGTTTTGGTGGTGGGGTGAACAGCGTAGCGATGACCGTGCTCATGGTCAATGAGGGATGGCGCGGGCCTGTCGTTTTCGCGGAGACCGGGTCCGAGTGGCCTGAAACGGACGCATACGTCGCAGCGTTTGACCGCGATTGGCTGCAACCGCGCGGGCTGCGAATTGAACATGTGGGGGCGGAGTGGCGGGCGAACTCGCTGCGCGATACGTTGGATGTTTACTGCGAGACGCATAGGGTCATACCAGGGTCATTCAAACGTTGGTGTACGTCTGAGTACAAATGGCGCCCCATCCACAAATGGGCTGATGCGCACAACATCACAGTCCAGCATCTCGGTATCGCCGCTGACGAATCGCACCGCAAACCCGATGCCAGTCGTCCACTCTGCGAACGGGGCATCACGCGGGCAGGCTGCATCGACATCATTCGCGCAGAGAGGCTGCCCGTGCCGCGCAAAAGTGGCTGTTGGCTGTGCCCATTTCAGCGACGGGCGCAGTGGCGTGAATTGTGGGAGCGTCACCCAGATCTATATGAGCGAGCCGCCGCATTAGAGGATGCGGCAACAGAACGGCGCGGAGTGTACACGACGCTGGACCCGTCGGGACGATACACGCTGCGTGACCTGGCAGCAGAATTCGAGCGACAGCCGCGCCTAATGGGCGAGCAGGTTTGGTGTGCGGCGAATGTGACGGGGGTGAGATGTTAAGCGCGTATGCGACGGTGGCCACGATCATTGCGCTGCTGTGCGTCATAGGGCTATATGAGGCGCTGAGGGCGCTGGCGATGTGGCTGTGGGGGAGGTGGTAAGAATGGATGAAACGACTAGAGATATACAGAGACTGCTCGCGCTCCGTCATCTGTTCGCGCTAGAGGTACCGACGACGACAGGGTTCGCGACGCGAGCGCGAACGTCGGCCATTGATCCGATTCGGAGTCTGCGTCGCATTGATGCATTTGCCATGAATATGTATCCGTCCAGAGGATTCAAGCGGATTGCATATGAGATAAAGACCTGTCGCAGTGACTGGCTCTCTGAGTGCGCGAATTGGGCGAAAATGACGCAGGCGCGCGAATTGGGCGAAAATGACGCAGGCGCGATTCCTGGCAGACGAGATGTGGGTGGTTACGCCAGAGGGCGTCGCCGTTCGAGATGACTGGCGGCAACATGAGCATCTGAGGCCAATAGGGCATCTGGTCCTGAAGAGTGGCCACCTTGTCAAACGGACTGGCGCAATGTCGTGCGACGCGTGGCCTATGCCAGAAGGGTTTATCGCAGGATTTTTACGCGCCGCTATTGCCACGGCACGCATGTTCGAGGCTGATGCATGACCCGCAACATTCGCAAATCGCGCGGGTACCGTGCAGAACGAGCGATCTGCGACTATCTCGGCATTGAACGCATTGCGGGTGTCGGGCGCAGGGATGGCGATGGCGGCTGAGCGGTTATCGCGCCCTGACCAGCTCGCGATTGTGGTGTTGCATGGCAATGGAATGCGGCATGACGACGACCTGGTGGTGATGCGACTGCGGGAGTTTCGCGATAGGTTTGTGGAGGGGGAGGAGGAATAACGTGGAGCGTCTGGTGTTCGAGGATGACGCGCAGTTAGTAACATCGCTGTATGGTCCCATAAGTTATGTGCGAATAGGAGGCTTGCCTCTGGCAGATTGGCTGCGTGCTAAGGTGGAGCCAAAATTCGGTTTCGAGGTTAATCTCGGTTGCGTGCGCATCACGATTGAGCGGGTAGAGGAGGCGCAGCATGTGGGCGACGATTGACGCGACGCCGGGGGTAGGGCTGGCGCTAGTGGTGGTGAGCATAGCAGCATTGGGCCTGCTAGAATGGTGGGAGAGGAGAGGACGATGATTTCCTGGTGCTGGCTGCTGGTTGCGTTATTCGGTGGCGCGGCGTTGGGTGTATTCGCGCTGGCGCTGTTTGTGGCGGGAGGTGACGACTGAGTAGCACTGAGCGTATAGCGTTGGCCCGAGTCGAGGCAGAGCGGCGAGCGCAACGGTTGACGCGCAAGCAGCTAATCGCCATGGTGCTGTGTGGACTCGGGCTGACGCATGAAGAAGTGGCGAGTTTGTTGGGGATATGTAGAACTGCCGTTACTCATCGGATATCGCGCGCAAAATATAACATTTCAGTGGGGAACAAGCGTATGAGGAACTAGGAGATTGTATGGCTGCACGTTGCTGTATCTGTGAATGCTGGCTGGATGGTACGGATTGGCTATGTCACGAGTGCGCGCATGGCCATGGCCTAAATGGATCTTTGGAAGAGTGGCCGGAATGGGCGCGGTATCTGAAACAGCAAGAGCAGAACAGACGGCGGCGAGAGCAGCGAGAATCGGGTTTGGTGGTGTCGATTGAAGAATGCGCCGAGGCCGAGATGCTGGTCTACGGCGAGCTGAATAGCGATAGGTTTGACTAATGCCCGACGAAACAGCTGTACAGATAGCACGCATTGACGAACGCACAGAGCGCATGGAGTCGCAGATAACCGACATGGATGCTCGGCTGCGCGAGGTGTGCGTGACACACGGTGAGCGTATCGCGCGGCTAGAGACGCGCACGGGGTTGCTGGCGGGGCTGATTGCGGTGCTGAGCACATTGGCGGGCTGGCTGGGCGTGACGAACTAGAGGAGGGCGATATGGATGAGCGATACGAGATAATACCGTTAGCGGCGAGCACGATAGAGCGCATCTATTGGACGCAGCCAGGAGAGACGCCGGCAGATCCCATGGTATGGTGGCCGGTTGTGTTCGATGGAGTGTGGCAGCACGTGCCTCTGCGGTGGGGCGAACGGTATCTATGTTGTCGTACAGAGGAGGTGAATGCATGACTTGGTCTGAGGCGTTGACGTACGCGAGCGGTCCCGGTGTGGCCGCTGTGATTGGCGTGGCATTATCGTTCCTGATCGAATATTGGGATGGCTATGGCGCGCTCGTGCCGCGCATGAAGCGGCTCGTATTCATGGCGTTGTGTCTCGTGGTGCCTGTGGCGGCGGCATTCCTGCGTGTAGTGTGGGGGTACGTTGTGCTATCCTGGGATCCGTTGATGTGGCGGGCGATATTGGCGGGCGGGACAGCGTTTCTCACAGGGCAGATTACACATATCCGTAAATTGCCAAGCGCGCCGAGAGAAGAAGAATAATGTTGCACGGTTGGCTCGATGAGCAGGAGCGGGATCCGTGGTTCTGGCGGGCCAGATGGAGCAGGCGGGCATATTGGCGCTGGATGGCGAACCGACACAAGCGCGGTGAACGGGACGAAGCTTGCCAGAGGGCATACGATCGTACCTATGGGAATCTGACGCGCCTACAGCGGCTATGGATCAGATTGGACGAATGGCTCTGGCCTGTGCAGGTGCGATGGGAGAGACGATGGTAGGCGTGACGCGATTGCTCTACCGGCTGCTGACCTGGCTGCGCGAGCGACTATGTCCAGTGCAGGCGCGGCTGGATAGATATGTGAGGAGAGAAGATGAATCTGGTTGATCTCATTGAGGTTCTAAATCACCTACCGTTGGGTACGATTGTATCGTATCAACGGGCCGGTCTGTTGAAGGATGAACAGGGTCAATTGTATGACCCATTGTTCGATACCGTAGTGGTGCAAAGAGAGGACCGGGCGGTTTCTATCCCCGTGTGCTTTCGAGGTGATCCGCCAGACGAGACAGTTTTAGCGCAGGCCATTCTGGACGGCCTTAGTCAGCTGGAGAATGAGGAGGGTCAGCATAATGAGTAAAGAGACTGCGTATCATGAACGAGATATGCTAGTAGCGGCACTATCTGCTATCTATCCCTCGCATTTGTGTCGGCATCCCGATGCGGATGCAGATTGGGATGATGATTGGAGGTGGATTGTGTGTATACATCTGCCCACGGGCCAGGCGACCTGGCACATACATGCCAGCGAATTGCCACTGTTTAGTCATCTCGTGCGAGACGAAAATCATTGGGATGGCCATACGACAGAGGAGAAATATCGACGTCTGCTCGAATTGCGCAGTTGGCATAATCAAGCGCGAGACGAGGACTCCCTCTTGGCCAACGCAATCCGAATGATGCCAGAGGGGACAGAATTGCGACGAGTCAGAGTTTCTGAGGGCCACGAGCATTGGATCCATTGTCGCATTGGACCATCACACTGTGATGACGTATGTGTTGCACACGATCCGTATAGAGCGCTGAGTAGAGGGTAAATCATTTGCGGGCGCGGCTGGATAAGTACGGGGAACGTGAGAGGAGAGATAAACGCTGACTATCCCATTGCCTGATAGCGTGAACATTCTCGGCATTCAGTACGCGATTGAGTATTGCGATAATCCAGCCGAGGTAGATCTCCACAAGCGGAAGAGCCTCTGGGGACAGATCGACTACTGGACGCGCACGATTCGAGTGTATAACAATGGCAGGCCAATGCCGGATGTCTGGCAGACGATATTTCACGAGGTGATTCATGGTATCGTGACTGCGTTGCATATGGAGGTCCTTGCGGACAAAGAAGACGATGTAGATCTGCTTGCGCTGGCGCTAATGGATGTGCTAGAGCGTAACGAGTGGATGCGGTTATCGTGAGAGCGCGCCGTTGAGGAGGAGTGAATATGTGATGCCTTCAGATCGCTGGGCGAATAATGTGGCAGTAACAGAGGAGTGTAGCCGTGGAACAAACATATAAGTATCTTCCGTTGCGTGACGTTGTTGTGGACATAGTAAATCGGGTCGTAAACTTGGAATGTGCACTTTGCTTGGAATCATCCGCTGCACAGATTCCACCCGAAACGATGTTGAACGCTGATTTTGATGGCATGCTTGTGGCGCTTATAGCTACGCTCGTGGATGCACGGAACAGGCTAGAGGCCTGTAATCGTCGCATAGGAGAAATAAAAGAGCGAATCGCTTAAGTGGGAGTTCTGTCGCCGTCTGCGCGTGGGGGTACGCGAGACGAAACATAGCCGGTTCGAGTCCGGCGCGGTGGCTTGCGGGTTGACGAATCCGTGGACGTGCGGCGCGTCCCTAAATAATGCGCGTGGCCACCAGCAGGCGGACAGTGACGCCGCTCTCAACACGGGGCGAAAGACCACCGCTCCAAATTAATAGTTGAGAGGCTACTATCGGTCAGTGGGGGCAGCACCCACCTGGTGGCTTGGTAGACTGGCGCGTGACGTAGCGGGCGCGTCGTGAAAGAAGGCCCGCAGCCCAGGCCCTAGACGGTCGTGTTGGCCATGGTGTGTGGCTGGGCATAGCGCCGCCGAACACGGGACTAAGGCGGCGCATAGCAAAGCCCCCGCGCGGGGCGGGGGCGTGGACTTTAACAGCGGTCAGTCAGGTTGGTAATTGTCGAAAAAGAGATCGGCAATCCAGGCGACCATCTCATCGGTCAGCTCGTTCTCTTCGTCGCGCTCTAGTTCGCAATCGTATCCCGCGATGTCGTGTGGGTCGGTGAGTTCGAGGATGGTATCGATCACATCATCTCTGAGAGGGGGCAGGTTGGGCACAGCTTCGATAGTACCATCGGTGCAGCGGATGACGGCAGCGCCGTTCATCCAATGTTCGCATTCACGAATGGCCTCCTCGACGGCGGAGCGTAAATTCTCGGTCATGTTTGTCTCCTGTTCGCGGTAGATGCGGTCTACCGCAATGGTCATGACATCGCGCAGGCTATACGAGCGGTGCTCGCGCAACCAGCGGATCTGGCGATACGTCTCATCTGAAATCTTGGTGTTGATCTGTGGCATTGTGCCCTCCTAGTGGATGTCGATCCCGTACTCATTGCGGACTGTTGGCGAGAGATAGTGGCCGATCACGTAGACGATTGCGTCATCCCAGATGCTGTATTGCATCTCGTCGACCATGAGAGCGTCATAGTCCAGGCCCTCGGCGGCGAATATGTCTCTGATGTCAATTATAGGGATATCGGCCTCGTCGTTATCGAGCAGGCGAGTCCATGCGTAGTGGCGGTGTGTGCCGGTGATGAGCTGCTCACCGTCAGCCACGAGAGGCGAGCCGGTCCATCCGTCGTGCGCCATAGCCTCGGCGAGGGTCTGGGCCTTGGTGTCATCGGTGATCTCGTGGAGAGGGATCATTTTGTCCTCCCGTCTCTCTCATCTCATCTAGCCGCAGTATAGCACATGTATAGCCGCATGTCAAGGGATTTGGGCACGAGTTTTGGGCATATTCAAGAACCTGCATATAAGAAAGGCATTACGTGACTGATAGCATAACATTCGAGGCCGTGATCCCGTCCACCGTGAGCGCGATACGCATTCATGGCGACGAGGGTATGCGGCTGACGCTGGACGTAGACGAGACGAACCTGCCAGAGGCGCTGCAGATTGTATGCTGGCGTGGCGGGCCTTTGCGCGTGACGATTGAGCCGAGTCAAGCCACTAGGCGTCAAGATGGCAGATAGCAGGGCGAGTCAACAGATCCTGCGGGGGCGCGCGCGCGAAGCCGCATGTCTCGAATTGCGCAAAGCGGGACTGACGTACGCTGCCATTGGCGAGCGGCTGGGCATGAGCGAGTCGGGTGCATGGCGAGCCGTGATGCGCGCATTGAAGCGGCTCATGGAGAGGATCAACGAGCAGGCTGAGGATGTGCGCACGCTAGAGGTGCAACGGCTCGATGACTTGTTGGAGACGCTATGGCCATATCGGCACAAACCAGCGTATGTGGACCGCATTCTGCGCGTGATGGAGCGACGCGCGCGATTGCTGGGACTCGATGCGCCCGAGAGACGCGAGATAAGTGGCGGCATGGAGATAGAGATTGGCTGGGGTGATGAAGCTACGCCTGCCAGGCCTACACGCAGCACAGGCGGAGATACGTGATAGCGAGGCGCGGTTTCGTGTCGTGGCGGCAGGAAGACGGTTCGGGAAGACATTGCTCGGTTCCGCGCTCTGTATCGCCGTGGCTGCGCGGGGTGGCCGCGCTTGGTGGACAGCTCCGTCCTACAAAATGGCGGCGGTGGGCTGGCGAGGGATCCGGCAATTGGCCGCGCAAATACCGCTCACGCAGGTGCATAAGGTTCGAATGTTGGTGACTCTTCCCAGCGGCGGCACAGTTCAGGTTCGCAGTGCAGATGATCCGCAGAGTCTGCGCGGCGAGGGACTCGATTTCTGCGTCCTCGACGAATGTGCGTTCATGCGCGAAGAGGCGTGGGCTGAGGCATTGCGACCGGCGCTGAGCGATCGGCAGGGTGGCGCAATGTTCATCAGCACGCCGAAAGGTCGCAATTGGTTCTGGCGTTTGTGGCAACGAGGGCAGGACGAACACGAGCCGGACTGGGCCTCATGGCAGAGGCCGACAGCCGAGAATCCGTACATTGCCGCGAGTGAGATTGCCGATGCCAAACATGACCTGCCTGAACGCATATTCGCGCAGGAATACGAGGCGCAATTTCTGGACGATGCAGGCGGAGTATTCCGGCATGTGATGGCAGCAGCGACGGCACAGGAGAGCGATGCAGAGAATGACCACAGCTACATCATGGGCGTCGACTGGGGCAAACATAAGGATTTCACCGTATTATCCGTATTCGATGCCGACGAGCGGCGAATGGTATCCATTGATAGATTCAACCAGATTGACTATCGTATCCAGCGGCAACGACTCGGCGCCCTCGCAGAACAATATCACGTCAGCGCAATCATCGCCGAGACTAATGCAATGGGCGAGCCAATCATCGAGCAATTGCAACGAGACGGCCTGCCAGTGCGTGGGTTCACGACGACGCAGGCGACAAAGGCAGAGGCAATTGAGGCGCTGGCGCTGGCATTCGAGCGGGGGGACATCACGATATTGAACGATCCGACGCTGGTGGGTGAATTGCAGGCGTACGAGATGGAGCGACTGCCATCGGGTCGTGTGCGATATAACGCGCCTCAAGGAATGCACGACGATTGTGTGATGTCGCTCGCGCTTGCATGGCAGGCGATTGGCGATAGCGGGCCACTGTTATTGTGGGGATAGTAGATGCCAAAAGATTTTATCTATAACGTACGTCCGGCGGTCAAATCGGGCGCAATCGCGATGTCCAGTCTCGATTGGAACATCATGTTTGGCGGCCTCGATAGCGACAAACTCAACGAGCATGGGGCGTACAGTGCGGTAGCCTGGGTGCGACGATGCATCGAATTGCGATGCAATGCGTTGGCGACCATACCGGTGGTGATATATCGCGGCGAGAGTGTGGTCGAGGACTGGGAATTCGCCGATCTACTACCTCATATGCTATGGATGACTGAGGCGGCTCTGCAACTCTATGGCGCGGCGTATTGGCTGCGTGAGCGGAATCGCATTAAGACGCTGGGATATCGCTGGCTGGCGCCGAGTACGATCAAGCCAAAATACAACGCAGAGCGCGGCCTCGTCCATTTCGAGCGCCATGTCCCTGGTATTGCAGCGCCCATAGAATTGGCGCTCGATGAGATATTATACTCGTGGGAGCCCAACCTGTTACACGAGACAGGGCCAGGCCAGGGCTGGGTGAGCACGGTGCTCACAGAGGCGAATCAGAGCAACTATGCGAATCAGTTTGCCAGCGAATTCTTTGAACGCGGCGCAATGCCCGCCACGGTGCTATCCGTTGAGGGCAATCCGCCTGCGAGCGAACTCGACCGGCTCCAGGAGTGGTGGCGACGCCTGATAAGCGGCGTGAAAAGAGCGTTCGAAACGGTGGCGGTGAAAGCGACGGTGAAACCCATCGTCGTGGGCTACCCGACGAAAGACTTGGCCATGCCCGAACTCATGGCCATAGTACGTCAGCAAATCGCCGTAGCCGCCGGTGTGCCTCAGACGATGCTGGAGGACGCGGCCAATTACGCGACTGCCGTAGAACATCGCCAATCGTTTTACACCGAAACCGTGGTGCCAGAGGCGATCAAAATACAGGCTGCATGGCAGGAGCAACTATTCGAGCCGCTGGGCCTCCGCCTCGACCTGGACTATCAGAGCATGGATATATTCCAGAAGGACGAGGCTGAGCGCGCGCAATCGTTGGCCTACCTGGTCAATGCCGGTGTGCCGCTCGACCTGGCCATGCAGATGCTGGGTATGGAATTGCCCGGCGATATGAGTTATAATGATCTGGAAAAGCGTCTCGGCGACGGCACGACTGCACGAGCGCCGACCGTGCAGCGGCCGCAGGACCAGCTGCGCGAACAGCGCGAGGAGCTACGTCGATGGCAGCGAAAAGCGAGTCGTGCGCTGCGGGACGGCAAATCGGCTGATGTCGAATTTGATACTGACGTCATAGATGACGCAGACCAGGCGGTGTTACACGAGCGGTTGAGCATGGCCACAACTGACGAGGAGGTGAAGAGCGCGTTCGTGCTCCCC